GTAAGAATTAAGGCTTCACCATCAACAAATACCTGATAATTGTCTGCTAATTCATAAGGCAACGTATAGATTTTATTTGAACTATTTACAGCACCAGTTGGAGTAATGTTGACGAAGCCTAATCCACCTACTCCACTTGTTCCCCCGCCTAATTCCAGATAACCGGCTCCATCAGCCGAATACATAAATTTCTTGGTAGCGTTATCATAGATAATCGCACCAGTCCCAGTAGCGGCTACTTCTGGACTTGGTTCATCCTGTAGCAATGTATAGTTGCTGCTTTCACCTGTTGCAGATTCAGCTATATACTGAATTAAATTGAAGGAACATGGATCATCAGATAATTCACCCTGTTTTGATATTGATTTTATTTGAATGGCCAAGTCATAGCGAATTGTGCCGTTCCCCATGTTTATTCCCTTGGAAACTACTTCGGGTATTCGGGCTGGATTGGCATAGGTAGGCAAGCTTATTGTTGGATCACCACTAACAAACAAGAATGTTTTGACTAGTTTGAACGAATCTTCAACTAGTGGGTCATAACAATAGATATTGAATCCAGAGACATTTGTATCTACGTCTCTGGTATAAAGTTTCACTTCAAAAACATCTATATCAAATGTGGGTGTACCACTAAATCTCCAAAATAGATGTTCTCCAGAACCAGTAAATGTAATTTGAAGTTTGCTTTTTCCACTATCAGCTTCCGCAAAGATTAATTGATTAACAATTGCCGAATACCAAGATGATCCGTTATCTGAATATTCAATGCTTGGAACGAAATCAGTTCCACTTGACCATTGATTACCCCATAATTCAATTCGAATAAGATCAGTAGCTTCACCAAAAATAAGTGTTCCGGCAATACCATTTTGCCACGTAAAGGCTCTTGCTGAAACGGAATTATCAGAAATTAATGAAGCATCATAATTTCCAAGGCCAACATGGGACCAATGGCTATAATCATAAGTGGTGCTCTGTGTATAGTCACAAGGCATTTCCCAGAATATGTCAGCGTATTTGATTGCATTAACGGTAGAACCAATACCAATGACGTTAGGGGCATTAGGTTTTGCTGGTCCATATACCGTAGTTGTTGATGATGGTGTATCTCTGGTTGCACCAGCACTCAATATACCAATAGCATTTTCAAGCTTCACAATCATTCTATGAGCAAAAAGGCTTGTGACACTTTGAATGAGAATACCGGTATTTCCATTATAACTATCAGTAATGGTTCCAGCTATAATGCTATTGAGGAAGTAGCCGGGATTTCCAGTTAAAGTACTAAGTGGGATAATTCCGTCAAGTGGAATAACAATTTCACTTGCCGCCATATCATCCCAATCTTTCGTGGCGTAATCAGCACCTAAATATGAGCGAATTCTTAACTGCTTGGAATAGATATAATTGGGTAATTCATAGTAGGAACCACGATATCTATTTGTAATTGTTGTTGTTCCAGTGGCAGACACTATGATATCTTGATAGACTTCACTTCCAGAAGCTTCACTATCAAACGTAATATCTGGTGGCGTATCATAAGGATTTACTACATTTGTATCTGGAACATCTGTAACTGTAAGTACTTCATCATCATAAATAGCAGCAAGATATTGCTTGGCGGATATCTGGAAGAAGCCATTGGTATCTCTATTTATTTGAGTGATAATGAAAAGCTGATCAACCAATCCGTCATTAGTTGTGAGGCTGATTAAAGATCCGGCTACCAATCCAAGGGCAGCAGGAGAAGCATTAAAGGATATATTCCCTGATGCCTTGCCAGAATTGATGATATAGGTGGCTATGGCTCTGGCTTGCTTTTCTTGACCACAAAATTCTAAAGTATATGAAGCCTCACGTAAATCAACTCTACCTTGTGACAAATCAGGATCTTCAACTGTTACGGAATCCTGAACAAATCTCTTTGAAGCATTGGTAAATAAGACCGTAACTCTTGTTGGATATTCAGTATCAGAAGATAACGAGTATTGAACGTCAGAGCAATTGGTATCTGTATTGAATTCAAAAGCATCACCGGTTGCTACCTTATCAACAAATATTTTATATTTCCCATCTGCTTGATAAACGGTAGCATTGCTGCAAACTCTAATGCTATCCAGAATAGCTGATACTGCTGTCTGTTTATTTATTCCACCATTTATGGTATATTTGAATCCATCTGGATAGCTGGCATCTGCTGTGTTGTAGTAGTTATAGGCATCGGTAAAGCTTGTGGTGTCTATGGCTGATTCTGGTAAAGCCATCCCATGTTCCGGATCTGTCAAGATATCCTTGATTACCAAAGCAGGATTATTGGAATAGACCAATGACCCCGCCATGTTCTTGACCTTCATCCCGGTTACTTCAAAGCCTATTTCATTGATACCATCCTTGAACATTGCTTGCCATGTAGGAAGCCAAGATGGTTTGGTGAAATAGATTCTGGCATAGACCACACCCGGATAATTAGTGGCATAGGCATATGAAGGTAAAGCAGCCGGAACAGCCTGATCATATGTTCCAGTTGTTGGCGTCCAAGAAATTTGTGCATTGGATGAAACATCAAATCCATTAATGAACATCTTATCTACGGACTGAATTGGGCCAAGACAGATAGCAACCAGATATGAGCCTACATTGTTATCTCCTGTAAATGAATAAAGTATCTTGGCTTCAACTCTGGCTTTGCCATAAATCATAGGCAGAACATCACCATCTTGGGCAATGAGTCCAGAAGCCGTTTTAACGGAAGTGATTAACTCTCCGGGGCCAACGATAGTTCCGGGACCGGGAGGAGGAGGAATATAGGGAATCCAAACATATTTCTTTTCTCCCTCATTCCAGACGTAATGCCCCCTTGGGTCTTCCCCCGGAGGAGCATCTACCGGCACAGGTGGCCGAGTTGCGCTTATAGGGGGATCGGTTGGATTAGAACCTGTATATTGATTAGGCATACTTAACCTTTGACTTCATTGATAGTTAAACCGGTAGTAGCCAGTGAGGCATAGAAGGTTTGAAGGCTCATAACGTCACCAGAAAATCTGGCATTAATCACTCGTTGCCCTGTTGCCTTCCATTCAATCAATTTACCCAAAGCAGGAGCAGTTCCAAACTTTATCTGGTCCCTACCACCAGTACCAGCAGCAGAATAGAACTTCCAGTGACCGGCAGAAGGTGCTCCACCACCAGAACCTTCATAGGTAGCTACTTGGTCTACTCCATCTACCCATAATGTATAGCTGGTAGAAGCTGCCATAGGAACATCAAATATCTGTGTTGAAGCATTACCTACTGCGGCATAAAGTCTAGGCCAAGCGGCTGTCATAAAGTCTATAAATGTAAAGGTAGTGGCTGAACCTTTATGGTCTAAAAAGAACTGGTAAAGAGTTTGGATATCAGCAGCAGAATTACCCATTCCATAAGTAAGCGTAACTGAATACTTTGGATAATTTCTAAGTGATTTAGTTATCACAATACCGCTGTCATATTCAGGACTCTGTAAAGTCTTAAACGTGTCGTTGGTTTGATAAGGCGCACTTGGAATAGGTGTTGTTGGATATGTAGCCATATTTATTCCTTAAGGAGTTGTTGAAGGTATAGAAGGAAATCCGCCGTAATGAGCTAAATTTCCTTTAGCTCTACAGTCATCCATAGTTCGGGTACAGGTTTCATCGTGTCCGGTGTATTGACAGGCTCCTCCAGCAATCTTGAATAATACTGTACAGTTATGAGTCAATAATCTACGTGGCAATATCTGTGAAGTAGGCTCAATCAGAGACTTCAAAACAAAGCTGGCTGTAGACGTATCACCAGAACGGCTCAAGGAAGCGTTATCTATTCTTCCAGAGAATAGCTTCCGGACATCAACCCCCAGACCACCCGGTGCTGACGCTACGGGGGCTGTGGGGTCGAGGAAAGCCTCGAAAATGTCTACCAGCACGTTCCTTACAGATAGGGGGTTATAGACAAGCCCTGACATCGTGTAGTCAGCGTTCTGGATGTCAATTGTAGCGCCCATGGACTGTCCGGTAGAAGTGTCTATATTTGATACAGCCATACCTTGTGGTGTCCATAACTGGCCTAAAGCGTAAAGCGGAATATCGCTGGTAGTCCAATAAAGCGGGCTATCATAAAGAACTACCCCACCAGATACGTAAGCACCATTTCCAGTAGAACCATTCAAAGAGAATCGTGTAGTATCTACATACGTAATTACATGAACACCATTAGCTGCTCCATTACCTTTAACGGCTGTTCCGCCTGAAGTATAATTACCATTGCCTGTAATAGAATTGAGGGTAAATTGGGTGTCATTTACTTTGGTTATATACCTTCCACCATTAGCTGCTGTGTTTCCCCCAACACCAGCAATAATTATGTAGTCACTGGAAGAGAACCCATGATTACCTGAAGTGGTAATCTTGATTGGGTTTTCATTTGAGGCACCAGTTATTGTTCTGGTAGATCCAAGAACATTGGTAATGGTTACAGTTTCTCCACCGGTTAGACCATGAGGAGTACTCGTTCTAATCCAGATAGGAGAAGCATTTGTAGCTTCTATGACAGTTCTGACACTCTGGAAGTAGAATTTAACTAGAAAGAATGTCTTCAGGCTGCTGTCAGCAGCATTATCCGTGTAATTGTATGGCATTGTTTATCCTGTTCTTACTTGGGACTTACACCCGTCAGCTTTTTCTTGTAGTAATTAGGGAACTTACGTTCTCTATTTATCTTCTCTTGCTGTATTCTTGTGGCTACGCCAGTTGAAGTGCTAACCACTTCACCCGGTGTAACCCATCCAAGTTGTTCCAGCTTTCTTTTGTGTTCCTTAACAGCGTCTTTGAAATTATTTGCCATATATTTTCCTTATGCCGTCTGCCCACCAAGAGCATTTGTCGCTCCAGTTACTGCGTCTCGGAAGTTAGACATTGCCGTAGCCGTCTCGTTGATCTCAGGAATTAGTGGGCCATTTCCACCATGTGGAGCGGTTCCACCAGCAGCAGTGGTAGTAGCAGGACCACCAATTGCTTGGGTAAATAAGTTAAGGGCCGTCTGGAAAGCCGTCATTACTTCTGGGTTATAGACAGTAGAGGCTGTCCCAAACTTGGTGGTTAAGGCGGCTATTGTGGTATTTAACGTAGCAAGCATTGTATTCAAGATGGTTAGTTCTGTAGTTGCCTTCTCTACGTTGTCCTTCAACAATTCATTGGAGTCAATAAGTAACTGTTCAACGGTCTTGGAAGCTTGCTCCATAGACGTACCCATAGCCGTATATCTGCCTTGAGCCAGACCTTCCATCTTCTTGAAAACATCATTAGCCCAAGATACCTGTGCTGCCCTGTTTGGATCGTTAGCAGAAAACAGAGATAGATAACGTTTGACGAAGTTTCTAATGTCTTCTGTGGCAGATCTGATTTGATCCGGATTAGTTGCAGTGCCAATGCTGTCCATTAACTTAATGATTTGTTCTCTGAATGATGAAGCCTGTTGTTCAGGATTCATTAATGACAGATTATTTTCATAGATATCACTGGCGACATTCTTAGATAGTTCCGCTGAATACTGAGCTATTTTCTGTAGGGCGGATTGAATATAATCAAAGGCTTCTTTGGCTGTCAGATGTATCTTCTCTAAGGCGTCAATCTGATGGTCGCCTGTGAAGGTAGCGGCCAGTGCCACCTGACTTTGAAGAGCAAGAGCATCATTGAGATAACCAAATATATCTTCTTCTTTGGTTTTCCAGCCGCCTGTGGCAAGATCGTGGAAGCCAGCGATAAGGTCTTCATTTGCTTTCAATATCTCCGTGGCTCTAGCGATACGAGTAAGCAAGTAATCTATTTCGTCGGATATATCCTGCATTACCTGATGTGCCCGAGTCTGCATTTCTGCTGGAGTCTGAGAACCAGCCAATCCAACTTCCCAGTTATAGGCACCCGTAGCTGTTGGTCCAACATCATCCCTACCAAACAATCTGCCCCTTCTAGTTCTGGTAGCAGAGTTTGGATCTAAACCAGTGAAGTAGGCAGCAATCCTTTCAGTAATACTCGTTATCTGATCCAGTAATTGCTGTTGAAGCTGGCTAAGTTGTCTTAAATAGGTCTTCTGATCCTCAAAGTATTCAGCCGCCAATTGTGCCACGGTTTGGGCGTGGTCTATCTGATCCTGACCGCTGTAAGAGCTAAGATCTTTTGTAAGCTGAATGATGTTGGTAGCTCCGTCTTTCATCCAGTCTATGAAGGTCTTGGCATCTTCCTTCTTTACATCAGCCAGAATTTCGTCATAGCTCTTGCCCATGTCTGCTATTACATTATTAAAGGTAACAACTACGCCTACAAGACTAGTCAACCATTTCTGAAATTCCTCAGGGGCTTTAACGTCAATAAGGTTGGCTATTTCTTGAACCTTGCCAATAGTGAAACCAATGCTTGTTAGAAACTGAGTTAATACACCAGCGGAAGTAACGTAGCTATCATATCTACCCGCTTGGTTTGTTCCTCCGGGTGTGTCTTTCATACCATTAGCTGGTTGTCCAAATAACTGGTGAAGTGCTTCACGAGGTAATACAGCATTAAGCAAAGTATCCCAGTCAAACTGAAGGTCTTCTGGTTTACCGGCTCCTACCTTCTTTGTAAGGAAAGTAGAGTAATAGTCCTTTATTTGCTTATTCAGTAAAGCAACAAATTCATTTCCTTCAGGAGACTTTGATGCCCTAAACATATCAACCCAACCACCAAGCATCTTGTCTCTGGCTTCTACTACTCTTTGTATGTCTTCATCTTTAGGAGCAAAACCCTCATAAATTCTTTTGAAATCCAAACCAGATATTGACTTAAATGCTTCAGTAGGTTTCTTTGTTATGGCAATAACAAGTGCTGCTATACCAGCAACAACAACTGCTGCCACAAGACCAACCACCGTTGCAGACAACCCACCTAGTGCTGCTATTCCTCCACCGGCACCTACGGTTCCAAAGACCTCGGCAGAAGCAAGCCCGTATCCGGCTAGTCCGGCACCCATTCCCAAATAGCTTGGAAGCTGCGAATTTTGACTATTAAATGCACTACCAATTCCATATCCCATTGTTCCGGCAGCAATGTAACCACTGGCAGTTGGTATACCAGACTCCCCACGTTCATTTACCGGATTTCCATACCTATCCGTAACATTTCCCTGAGAGTCATAGAAGTTTCCGCCCGGTCCTTTTTCAGGTTTATTAATACCAAGGGTGGTAGTGAATTGCTTCATAAGAGCCGACAAAGCTGGTTGCATCTCTGTCACTAAGGCATTAGCAAATATTCTTGCTAATGATTTACCAAAGTTCTTGAATATATCCTGAATGGAACTAAGTTGACCGGTGAATAAAGCCTCTAGTGTGCTGGATAGAGTATTGGATATGCTATTAAATATATCCAACATAATATCGGAAATATTCTGGGCAGTGGATTTCATGCTTAGTTCTATCTTAAGGAACCCGGCTTCAACACCCTCAGCCACCGAATTGGTATTATTCAGTAAATAATCTAGTGATTTACTTAACTCATTTATATAGGCTGTAAAAGTATGTCTTTCTCTGTAATTAGCCTCTGCTCTTCTTTTAGCTTGGGCTTCATATTCAGCAGTACCTTTTTCTAAATCTTCATCCCAGATCTTTTCTTCTCTACGCAATTCTTTTAAGGTTGCTATCTTATTATTCTTATCTCTTTCAATTAATATTGCTTGGTCATCATAAAAGTTTCCTGTAGTTGAAAGGATATCTGATTGAGCATCCGCAGTGAAATCAGCAATTAGTTTTTCAGTGTCGAACTTATCTTTTGCTAAACCGGCAAGCCAACGTTTCTGCTTTTGTTTTTGTATATCAAGATCTTTTTGGCTGTCAATTAGTTCTTTTAAGGCAATCAATCTATTCTTTTCGGATTCATTTTGACGTAATATAGTTATTTGATTACTCGCTATACTGGCGTTGCGTATCCTCGCGTCTCTATACCTTTCATCATTCTTAATTTGTTCATCTGTAAGACCAAACTGTTTTTTAAGCATTTCAGCGGCAGATTTATTGGCGGCTTCTTCTTTGTCTCTGATACTCTGAATACTGGCATTAATACCTTCAAGGCCAGAAAGTCTTTGGTCTTGTTTAAGCTTGCCAATGAAAATGTCCCACTGTTTATTGGCTTCGGCAAGAGCAGCAGCAGCCGCATTATTAGTGCCTTTATCGTTTGGTTCCCACGTTGCACTGGCACCCGCCCCCCTGAAGGAAGGTCCACCACCAAATAGTTTATACCAACTGGGTCCAAGACTTACCGGTAAGTCATTTTTCCTACCGGGGTTAGTTTCATCCATGCTTTCTTTTAATTTGGCTAAGTACTCACTTAATGCTCCAAGAGCACCCTTCCAAGCCTTTTCAAGCCCAGTAACTTGAACAAACTGTTCCAAGACCTGACTTGTAGTTACTTCTAAGTTTTTCTTTAATACTTCCTGTGAATTAGCAATAGCTTCATCTACTTCTTTTATATTCTTCAGTTTTGAAAATACATTCTGGGATAGTTTGTCTTGTAGGAAAGATTGTCTAATTATTTCTTCAGTAATTCCTACTTCCAGTAATTTTGCTTCTATTAAAGTGCCCTTTCTAAGTTGACCACCCCTAGCAACCTTATCAATCATGGCTAGCAGTTCTGCTGATGTGGTTGCATTTGCTTTAGCAAACAACGCCAGTTGTTTTGTTAAATCTGTAATATTAGTTGAACTTTCACCGGTCATTAACCTAAGTCTGGCAAAACTTTGCATAAGGGATTCTGTGGATTCAGTTGAAGCTTTCTCGATGTTTTCAAGAGCTTCAACACTATTTCTGGCTGTGATTATTGCCGAAGTCCAGCCTACCGTTTTGGCTGTCAGGGAGGCTAATTGAATTTCAAATTTTTCATTTTCCTGCCTTGCAGCAAGACCAGCAGTAGCAGCGTCCTTCAAGGCGTTCGCCAGCACAGCAGCGGCACCGGCAAGAGCCGCAAGACCCAAGCCCCTGCTTGCAAGACTCGATAAACCTTGAAAAGAACCAGTTAAATTTTGAACACTACCCAATATCTGTTTGAGCACGCCAGATAGCTGGTCTTCAGCAGTAAGTTTGACTGATACAGTTTCTTGAGCCATTGAATTAATCCTTATTTCTTGGCTTCACTTTCTTTGCGGTAGTGTTCAAGTGTTGCTGCTTCAAGAGATCTAATTAGATTTAAGTGATATGCGGTTAGTTCTATTTCAAGTATCTTTGCTACCATGTCTACGGACTGGTAGTTGAGTCCTACCAGTCCAGACATTGATACATTCCATTGGGTTTGGGTCATGCTCCAAATCTGTAAGACTTCAGACCCAGATATTGAGAGTTTGAGTTTACCGGCCTCTACATTAGCCTTCTTAGCACAAGTAGATCCTGAGAAAAAACATACATGGTCAAGACCATATTTCTGTTTTCCGAGGAAATAGCAATGCTGGCAATCGGCTGGTAAATTCTGATAGGGCAACTGGATTTCATCCAGCCCAATTGCCCGCCTTAGTTTTTTAGGTCTTCATCATAACTGGAATCGAGGGCATCAGCCAATTCCTTGGACTTGTTGCTAATATAAGCAACAATTTTTGGATGTTCCGCTAAAACCTTGTTTGGGTCTTGGACTTTGTTTCCATCAGGATCAGTCCAAGAGCCAAGAACTGCTTTGACCAGTTCACTCTGGAACTCAAGCCCCGTCAAAAGATTTGAAGCATTTGAATCGACCACAATACCCTGTCTACTCAAAGCTTTCAACGCCAATTTAATTTTCCCTTGCGTCAACGGGGCTATGGAAAATACCGAACCGTCCGGACCTTTAACTTCAACGAAATCACTCATAATGTTGCTCCTTTATTTCTTCTTGGTTGTTTTGTCCAAGAGAGTTGTGTTTGTTTAGATATTTGATTGCATTAGCTAAGATTTGTGGGTTGTCGTCAGCGAAACCTAGTATCAGATTACAGTTTCTACAGAGTAATTCTCTCGTTTTATTTGATTTATGACAGTGATCTACATTGGGCTTTTCCATCAATTGATCACAAATGGCACAACAATTACTTTGTTTTGTTACCATTTCTTTATAGTCATTCATGCTAATGTTGTAGTCAGTCCTTAGCCAAAATCCCTTTACATTCTCTGGGTGTTCTCTTCTCCAGCGGGTGGCTCTTGCGTTGCGCTTCTTTGGATTTTCAACAGCCCACTTACAGGATCTTTCTGTATTACATTTTCGACAATAAGCCATCAATCCGTTCTTGCCCTTCTTATCTTTACAAAAATTTGTCAGGGGTAATTCTTTTTTACAGGAGGTACAGATTTTCATGTTAGTAGTTAAATGAAAAGAAATACCCCATCCAGTAATCAAACAAGATGGGGTATTATTGATCCATTATTCTCCTTAGATTGTGTTAATTGTGTGTGGTTTTCTTGGTGATAAAACCGAGAACATTATACCAGAACAGGGGTTATAAATCTACCTATTATGAATAAATAGTCCCCGCTTGGTCATTAGTGACCGTAAAAACGATGCTGGAAGTATCAGTGGCATCATAAGTAGCTTTAAAATTGACATCAAATGTAATTGGTCCGGGGCCTTTGATACCGGGGCCTGTCTTGGAAAGATAAACATTACCCATTTCAACCAGTAACGAGTGAGTGGAGTTGGTCCACTCAAAGGATAGGCTGGTAGGTGTACCAGCGGTAACGAGAGTTAGAACGCCGACGTTATCCAGACCAAGGGTAAGGCTTCCGGAAACTTTGTAGCCACTTGGAACGAGTGAGCCTCTTGTGGCATTGGCACCAACCCGAAAATCATCCGTGTTCAAGTTACAGGCTATATTTACGTTTCCCTTCATGATATAGGCAACAGCCGAACCATCAAGGGTTACGTCTGCCGCTGCGAGTTGAAGTTGATCAATGGGGTCATTACCAGACCAGTCAGTAGAGCCAGCGGAGTAAGCATTGGAACCAATGGATACGTCCTTGGCGGCTACGTCCATTGAAAGCTGTAGGAAGCCTACGGGGTCAATGGGGAAGGATAATGAGTTAATACGGCATCCAGACGCTTTGGAGTAACGCATTGAACCACCAATATTGTAGGCGGTTTCAATGACAGCCGATTTAGGCATATCATCCGAAATAATGTGAACGTGTTCATAGGTGCTGGAGCCTGTGGTGTCTCTGTTACCTGTTAGCCACTCCAATATCCAAGGAAGGCTCTTAAGGTCAGCAACCATGCTGAGAGATCCGGAAGCGGATTTCTTTCCGTAAGCCGGTGTTCCTTCATTGAAGTCAGCCCTGATAGTTGGGTTCTCAAGCAAGTCTTGAGCGGGCACGATGTCAGCGGAAACAACCCCAAGTTTGAATGGTGAAATAACCCCTAGAACAGCAGTACCAGCAGCACTAGTTCCACCACCGCCGGTGAAGGCTACTGTTGGGGGGGCTAGATAACCGGTGCCGTGGTTGGTCATAGTAACCCCAACAA